AGCGTTTTGCTGCTTGGTTAAATGACCCAATGAATCGTGCATGGCGCACTAGAACAGGAGTTGTATGAGTTTTACTACCTACTCTGATTTACAGACTTCAATAGCCAATTATTTGGCTAGGTCTGACTTGACTTCTCAGATTCCAGACTTTATTACATTTGCTGAAAACAGACTCCGTAGAGAGTTGCGTATTCGCCAGATGTTGAAATCAGTAACGACTGCTACAGTATCTGGTGACAATACTGTTGAATTGCCTAGTGACTTTTTGCAAGTGCGTGATTTTGTTGTTATGACAAATCCTATTCAACCACTTAGCTACTCTAGTCCATCAGCGTTATCTAATGACATAAGAGCATCAGAAGTTGGTGTTCCTATGTCTTATACAATTTTAGCTAGTGAATTCCAAGTCTCACCTGCCCCTGATGGCATCTATACATTAAAAATGTTGTACTTTGCTGCGCCAGCATATTTGTCTAGTAGTAATACATCTAATGTGTTTTTGACTACTGCACCTGATGCTTTGCTTTATGCTTCTTTGATTGAGGCAGAGCCTTATCTTATGAATGACGCACGAATCAATACATGGGGAACTATGTATGACCGAGCAATCGGCTCTCTCACCAAGTCTGACGAAGAAGGTCAGTATTCTGGTGTTCCGTTGGCAATGAAATTAACCCCAAGGTGAAACTATGGCTGAAATGTCAAACTATTTGGAAAATGCTCTTATCAATGTTACATTGAGAGCAACTAGCTACACAGCACCAACAACTGTGTATGTAGCACTTTACACATCTGACCCAACTGATGCAGATACAGGAACAGAAGTTTCTGGAACATCGTATGCTCGTCAATCAGTAACATTTGGTGCGCCCTCTAATGGTGCTACAACAAATTCTGCAACTGTTGAGTTTCCTCAAGCTGGTGGCTCATGGGGAACAGTTAGCTACATTGGTTTGCGTGATGCCTCTACAGCAGGTAACTTGTTATATCACACAGCATTAGACACAGCAAAAACAATTGCAACTGGTGATGTGTTCCGTATCTCTACAGGTTCATTGTCAGTAACATTGGCATAAGATGGCTGATTTACTTCCTCCTTGGTCGATAGATTCGCTTGACAATTTAAAAGCAAGCATAGATGAACTGACTCTAACTTTAGACAGTTCTCTATATACAACATCTGTCACTTTGTGGGATGCCTATGCTAGTGTTACATCTAGCGCAACAGTTACTGCTAGTGGTTCTATAGTTCAAACTGGTAGTGCGTCAATAACCGCCTCTGCAACTGTTTCTGCTAGTGGTAGTCTTATTCAAGACGCAAGTGCAGCAATAACTGGCAATGCAAGTGTTTCTGCTAGTGGAATAATTGTTCTTTCTAGTGGCGCATCAATAAATGGTGAAGCTACAGTAACAGCCAATGGTGGCTTGATTGCTGAAGGAAATGCAAGTATTACTGCAAGTGCAGATGTAAGCGCATCAGGCTCATTGATACAAAATGCAATTGCTTCTATAAGTTGCCTTGCTACAGTTGTTGCTGATGGTCATATTCTTGGTGACAATTGGACACCTGTTGTCGTAGATGACAACACATGGACTCCAGTTTCTGCAAATGATAATACATGGACTACTCAGTCTCAAGGAAGTAATACATGGCTACTACAAGGGTAACATTTGGCGAATGGATGCCTGACCAATCAGGTATTTCTGGCGCATTGACAGATGCTAAAAATGTGGTATCTCAAGCCATAGGGTATGGCCCATTTCCTACACCTGTCTCTTTCTCAAGTGCAGCAGCAGAGAACTTAACTTCTTTGTATGCAGCTAAAGCACCAGACGGAAACACAACTTTTTTTACTTCTGGGCTATCTAAGATTTATACAGTTAGTGGAACTGGAACTTTAACTCAGGTTAATACTGGTTTAACTACTGTTAGTCCAGACAGAATTAGATTTACTCAGTTTGGTAAAACTGTTATTGCTTGTAATAACTCAAACAAACTAAAGTCATGGGTACTTGGAACTTCTAGCACTTTTGCAGATGTTGCTGCAAATGCACCTATTGCTAAGTTTATTACAGTAGTTCGTGATTTTGTTGTAGTGGCTAATACTTACGAATCATCTGTACAACAGCAGTATCGTGTTCGTTGGTCTGCAATCAATGATGAAACTGATTGGACAGAAAATGTAAACACTCAGTCTGATTATCAGGATATTCCTGATGGTGGTCAGATTATGGGAATCCGTGGTGGTGAGTTTGGTTTAGTTCTGCTTGAGCGTTCTATTTCTCGCATGACTTACGTTGGAACTCCGTTCATTTTCCAATTTGATAATATTTCTCGCAACAAAGGTTGCATGGTTTCTGGCTCTGTTGCCCAATATCAAGGCATTACATTTTTCCTATCTGATGATGGGTTTTATATGTGTGATGGTCAACAAGTTGTATCAATTGGTTCAGAAAAAGTAGATAGATTTTTCTTGTCAGATGCAAGTGAATCAGACTACAACTCAATGTCAACTGCTATTGACCCTGTTCGCAAACTTGTAATCTGGAATTACAAATCTGTTGATGCAAATCGTAAACTAATGATTTACAACTTTTCAACTAAGAAATGGACTTACGCAGATGCAAATACTGATTACTTGGGTGAAGCATCATCTGGCGCATTAACTCTTGAGGAGTTAGATGGTATATCTGGAAGCATTGACGCTTTAACAACAAGTTTAGACTCTTTGCTATATGTTGGTGGTAAGTATTTCTTAGGTGGAACTTACGGAACTAGGGTTTACTCTTATACAGGTGCTAGTTTGACAGGAAGCATTGCTACTGGCGACATAGATGTAGGTGCAAACTCAGTAGTAACCCTAGCTAGACCTATTGTTGACAATGGTTCTGGTTCACTATCTATTGCTTCACGCACATTGTTAAACCAAAGTGTCACTTATGGGACTTCAACTGCTGCCGACTCCGAGAACAGGGTTTCCTTGCGTTCTGCTGGTAGGTATCACAGATTAAATTTAGTCCCTACTGGTTCTAACTGGAAAACTGCTGTTGCTGTGGATGTGGATATTACGCCACAAGGGGTTCGCTAATGTTTAGAAGTCTACCTGCTTTTGGTGGTGACCAGAGGGCTGTGGCTGAAGTTGTCCGTGGCATTATGGACGGAAAGACCAATAACACAGGGACTTTGACTCTGGCAACTGGTGGTGCAACTACTACCACTTTGACAGACCGAAGGATAGGCCCAGACAGCGTTATCTTATTTGTCCCTGCCTCTGCTGCTGCTAATGCTGATTACGCACCTTATGGTGCGTTCCAAGATGGGACAGACCAAACTGTAGCCAATACAACGACTGCCTATCCTATTACTTTTGATACAACAGATTTCTCTAATGGAGTTACTTTATCAAACAGTTCTAGGTTAAATGTAAAAGTTTCGGGTGTGTATAACATACAGTTTTCTGTTCAACTGAAAAACACAACAAATGACTCGCAAGATGTGGACATTTGGTTTAGAAAGAATGGAACAGATATAGCTGCATCAAATAGCAAATTTGGTTTAGCACCAAGAAAATCATCTGGTGACCCATTTCACTTAATTGGGGCAATGAACTTTTACGCAGATTTGGCAGCCAATGACTATATTCAGTTGATGTGGAGAGCATCAGATACAGGTGCAATGATTGAACACTACGCTGCTGGAACAAGCCCTACAAGACCAATTACACCATCTGTAATAGCGACTGTTAACTTAGTGTCACTTGCTGCCTCGACAAATATCTACGCTAGTTCGCAAGGACAGGGTACGGCTACGATTACCCATTTTGCCAATTCAACTGCAAATAAGACATATCGGTATGCAATTATTGGTTAATTTTAATAATTTATGTATAATGGATTCCGTGGATGACCCATCTTGGAATCCGAAACTCTAGGAGTAAAGATGGCTACTACTACCACATCACAAGTTGACCCAACAATTGCACCATATTTAACGTATGGTCTGCAACAAGCTGCTAATTTATACGGAACTGGTGGGCCTCAATACTACACAGGCGAAACCTTTGTAGCACCCTCACAAACTACGCAAGCTGGCGTTCAAGCCCTAGAAACTCGTGCCTTGGCAGGTAATCCTTTAACTGGACTTGCTCAACAGCAATTGCAGGGAACTCTAGGCGGTGCTTATCTAGGTGGAAACCCTTTCTTTCAAGGTGCGTTTGCACCAGCAGCACAAGCAGCTAGAACTCAATTTGATACAACTTTGGGTGACATTGCATCTAAGTCTAGCCTAGCAGGTCGTTATGGCTCTGGTGTTATGGGTAACTTGCAAGACAGGGCTTCTGGTCAGTATGCACAAGCATTGACTAACACAGCAGGTCAACTGGCTTATCAGAACTACGAGCAAGAAAGAGCAAGACAACAACAAGCTATTGGTGCTGCGCCTCAGTTAGCTGCTGCTGATTACCAAGACATTCAGCAGTTGTTGCAAGCTGGTCAGTTGCGTGAAGGTTATACAGGTCAACAGTTGGGTGCTGACATTCAGCGTTTTAACTTCTTGCAAAACCAACCACAGCAGAACTTGCAAAACTATATGTCATTGGTATATGGCAACCCATTAGGACGAGTGGGTTCGACTACCGCATCTGGTGCTGCTGATACTTCTACCTTGCAAAAGGTATTAGGTACTGCTGCTACTGCTGGTGGTTTGTATAAAAATTTAGGCGGTTCTACTGGTATTAGTAATTTATGGAATAGCGGTAGAAATTGGTTAAACAATAGCCCAACAGCCACATATAACGCAGCTACTACTTTTGCTGATACTAATCCACTTGGCTGGCTTGATTTCTAAGGAATAACATGGCTGGACTATTAGATATTTTCGGTACAGGCGGTGCAGACACAATGGGTCTGCTCGGTATGTCACAAGCTGACATTGCTCGTAATCGTGATGACGCACAAGCACAAGCACTTTACGCATTAGCTGGCAGATTATTCCAAGGAGGGAATACTGGTCAGTCTATTGTTGAAGGATTGCAACAAGGACAGAAAGCCTATCGTGGTGGTATGCAAGACACATTGCAAAGCCAGTTACAGAATGTCCAGTTGGCTGACATGATTCGTAAGCGTAAGTTAGAGCAACAACAACTAGCTGAACAACAACGAATTCAAGGTGTTATCCAAGGTGCTGTAACCAAGCCTCAAGAGATTTATGGCGAAGACATAATGGGTCAGCGAGTAGGCGAAGGCATGACTGCTGGTGGCTTTGATTTGCAACGAGCAATTCCTCAGTTGATGGGTTCTGCTGAAGGTCGCAAAGCCTTGGGTGAATTAGTTGCATCTCAGAAAGCAATGCAACCAGAATACAAAGAAGTAAATGGTGCGCTTTATGAGATTTCTGCTGGTATGCCTCCAAGATTGGTTGCTGGTTCAAAAAAGCGTGATACTGTAACAGTTGGAAATGTTGTTCTTGATAAAGACGATATGCGTGTTCTTTATACCGCACCTGATGCACCTGCTGGCTCAATTAAAGAGTTCCAAGATTTTATGAAGTTGCCTAAAGACCAACAGGCAGCATATATTCAATTACAAGACCAAAAGCGTCCAAGTACAACAATCAATATGCCTAATGAGGGTGAGCGTAAAGCGGCAACATTAGCAAGCCGTTTGAACTTCAGCGTTGGACAAATGAATGAAGCTATTGGTTTAGACCCTAAAGCAGCTATGCCAAGTACACCAGCAGAGATTGCTCGTTTTGTATCACGCACAGACTTTTTGCCAAACAAATTAAATACAGACCAACGACAAGTTGTTGAAGCAGCGCAAGAGGACATTCTTGATGCGGCATTGACATTGGGAACTGGTGCAGCTTATAGCCGTGAACAGTTGGCTGGTTATAAGAAATCATATTTCCCACAGTTGGGAGATAGCGCAACAACAGTTAAAACAAAGCAAGAGCGTCTTAACAACTTGCTTAAATCTGCTGAAGTTGCATCAGGTCGTGCTGCAAGTCAGATTACTGCGCCAATACCTAAATTGCCAACTGCCCCTGCTACAAGTGGTGGATTGCCAAGTCAAGATGCTATTCAAGCAGAAATTGAAAGACGCAAAAAAGGCGGTGGATAATGGACTTAACTCAATTATCTGATAGTGACCTGTTAGCTTTGCAATCAGGAGACTTAACTAAAGTTTCCGATGCTGGTTTAGCTGTTCTTAATCAAGGTCAGCCTAAGTCTCCAACACTTAGAGAATCATTTGAGCGTGGTGCTGGTTTAACTTATCGTGCTGTTGCGCCTACATTAGCTGGCGCACAGATTGGCTCGTATGGTGGCCCATTGGGTGCGCTTGTTGGCTCAATGGCTGTTCCTGCTGCTGATGCAGTCAATGCGCTATTAAATGTAATTGCTTCACCATTTACTGATAAGCGATTGATGCCAGCATCTCAAGCTATTCAAAACTTGATGACTCGTTCTGGTGTACCTGCTGCGCCAGAAACACAAACACCAACTGAGCGAGTTGTTGGTGGTGGATTAGAGGCAATGACAGGAGTGGCTAGGACTATTCCTGCATTGATTAAAGCATCTACAACTGCTGCATCTCCTGTGACTCGTGGAGTTACAGAGCAACTTGCTGTAGCCCCTAAGACACAAGCGATTGTGACTCCTACGGCTGTTATGTCTGGTCAAACAGTTACAGAAGCTACTGGTAACCCTTTGTATGGCGCAGCTACTACATTGGCTACAGGTACTGCTGGTAGTGTTAAGCGTCCTCAAAAACAAGAAGCATTATCTACTCAAGCACTAGACAGAATTGCAACAGACAGATATGACCAACTTCAAAGGTCTGGTGTTCAGTTAAAAACTGATGAGTTTGTTAATGCAATGGATGATATTGCCAAGGGTTTGAGGCAAGAAGGATATACGCCTAAAGCATTTCCAAAAGTTGCTGGTGCTATTGAAGAACTTACATCTACTGCTCAACCTAAAGATTGGACTGAACTTCAAGCATTGCGTAAGATGATTCGTTCTGGTCAAAAAAGTATTGAGCCAGAAGAAAGACGAATGGCATCCATTCTTTTGGATGATTACGATAATTATCTGATGACTGTCCCTAAAGAATCAATTGCTTCTGGGGATATGAAAAATGCAGGTCAGTTATGGTCAGAGGCTCGTAATGCTTATTCAAAAATGAAGAAGTCTGAAGTCTTTGAGGATATGCTTAATGAGGCTAAACTAGACAAAAGTAAATTTACTCAGTCTGGTGAAGAAAACTCACTTGCTAAACAATTGCGTCAACTTGCCAAGAATGACAAGAAAATGCGATTGTTTACTAAGACTGAACAGGACGCTATTGAGCAAGCTGCTAAAGGTGGTAGTGTTCAGAATATGTTGAAGTTCTTTGGACGCTTTGCACCTACTGGTGTTGTGCCAGTTGGTCTTAGTGTTGGAACTACAGCATTAGCACCTATGATTGGAATTCCTTTAACTATTGGTGCTGCTGGCTCTCGTGGATTAGCTACTAATATGCGTAGAGGTAGTGTAGAGGACTTAACCAATATGATGCGTACTGGTGGAGTTCCACAAACAATTGGTAGTCCATTTAGGGCTGTGACACCAACAACAGCTAGAGGTCTATTGTCTATGGAAGACTTAGACGAAGAACAGCGTAATCTCTTAGGTATCCAATAAGGACTAACATGGCAAAGACAAAAATTAGTGAGTGGAGTTCGACTCCAGCAAATAACACAGACATTGACAGTATCAATATTGCAGAGGGCTGTGCGCCATCTGGAATTAACGATGCTATCCGTGAGTTAATGGCTCAGGTTAAAGACTTGTACGCTGGAACTAGCGGAGACACAATTGCTCTTGCTGGTGGTGGTACTGGTGCAGGGACTGCTTCTGCTGCTCGTGTTAACTTGCTTCCATCTTATACTTCTAACGGAAGTAAAGTCTTGGCTCTTAACTCTGGTGCTACTGATGTTGAGTGGGTTTCTTCTGCTTCTGGTGATGTAACTTTAAATGGTACACAAACACTAACTAATAAAACAATTAGTGGTGCAAGTAACACACTTACAGTAGATGGAACTGATGCGGTAGGCTTTAGGAACATTCCACAAAACTCTCAGTCTGCTGCTTACACTTGCGTACTTGCTGATTCTGGAAAGCACATCTTCCATCCATCAAGTGATGCCAATGCTAGAACATTCACAATCCCTGCAAACAGTTCTGTAGCTTATCCAATTGGTACTGCAATCACATTCATTAACATGACTGCTGCGGTTGTAACGATTGCAATTACTACGGATACCATGTATTTGTCTTCTGCTGGCACTACAGGCTCACGAAGCCTTGCTCAGTATGGTTCAGCTACAGCAATCAAGATGACTTCAACAACATGGCTCATTAGTGGGAGTGGATTGACATGAGTGGTGCTTTACAAGCTGTCTTCCAGAATTTAAGGTCTTTTCTTTCTATCTTTGGATGGTTTAACTCATCTACTGGTGGAACACGCTCATACCAAGGCGCAGTAACAAAAGACTCAGCAGGAAAAATCTATTCAGTTGGTTTAATTGAAGGTACAAGTAATAATAGACAATTAACAGTTTCAAGATTTACATCTACTGGAACTGCTGATTTAAATGTTTCTATTGGCGGTACTTTTGGTGTTGCTGGTGATTATTATGGTGTTACTGTAGATTCCTCTAATAATATATACGCATTTATTGCAGAAGGTTCTAATAATGGAATTCAGCTTGCAAAATATAATAGTTCTGGAACATTACAGACTCAATTAAAAACAACAAGTTCTGTAAGAACTATTAGACCATCTCAAGCAATCATTGATGCAAGTAATAATATTTTTGTAGCAACTTATGCTGTACTTTCTGGCTGTTATGGTGATACTTATAACTTGGCACTTGTTAAATATACTACTTCTGGTACTGTTTCTTGGGCTTATTATTATAATGCAGACTCCATTTCTAGTGGCGTAGCCTATGACAGTTCTGGCAATTTATGGGTTGTTGGTAACTCTGGTTCAATTGGTCGTTTTGTTAAAACAAATTCAAGTGGAACTGCAACGCTTATTAGAAGCAGTACTAACACAGCATTTAATGGCATAGCTATTGATTCATCAGATAACATTTATATGGTTGGTATTGAAAATAGTTCATCTAATAATCTTGCTACATTTAGTGTAAGTTCAGCAGGTGCAATTAGTTGGGCAAGAAAATTTGTTTTAGGAACTTTATCAACTTCTAAAAATATAGCAGTAGATTCATCAGGCAATATTTATGTTGTTGGAGTATTTTCTGCTTCTGGCGCACCAGTTTATACAGTTATTTTAAAATATAACTCATCAGGAACTTTGCAATGGCAGAGGACGCTAAAAGGGCCAGGTAATTCATTAAATTATTATCTTTCTGGACAAGATGTAACAATTTCCAATGGAAATGTAATTATTACAGGCTATCAAAATACAACAGGCGTTTCAAATGCTTGGTATGGATTTACAGTTAGTGTTCCTACCGATGGTTCTTTAACGGGAACTATTGTTAATGGTGGAAATAATTATGTTTATGCGGTTGGAACTGGAACTGAAAGTGCGGGTCAAACTGTAACTATATCAACTTCTGGAACAAATACTACAACAACGCTTTCAGCCTCAAACGCAACAACAACATTGACAAGCACTTCTAATCAGCTTACCAATACTGTTACAACTTTTTAAATTATGAGCGCATACATCAAACTTTCAACGCTTGAATATCCAAGATATGAGGGCGATATTCGCCTTGAGCATCCTGAGATTTTGGAGAGCCAAACAGGGGACACATTCCCTTGTCCTGAGACTTATGCGCCTGTAAGTTGGGTTGATGCACCTGAGTTCAACGCAGAAACACAAATAGCTTATGAACTTACTCCAATCAATACTGATGGGGTTTGGTCAATGGTTTGGTTTATGCGTGATTTGACACAAGAAGAAATTGACTCTATCAACGAATTTAAACAATTGGAACGTGGGCTTAATCAAGACTTAACGCAGCAAGGTAGTGAGCCAAATGTTATTGGTTAAGCAACTTGAAAGCCTTGGTGACATTAGAGGCACAATGTATGACTTTGAAAAGTCAGGGGATATATTGCCCAAGCATATCCATGACGAAAACTCAGTACACATTACTATTGTGGCAAGGGGCAAAGTAAAGGCTTATAGCCATGATTGGTCAAAAGAGGCGATAGCTGGTCAGCTTTTAGATTTTCGCCCAAATGAGCCACATGAAATTATGGCTTTAGAAGATAATACTAGAATTTTCAACATCGTTAAAAAATTTGGTGGTATTTCTAATGACTACGTTACTGTAGAGAATTAACATGAACAAACCTGATATAAAAATCATGGCAGTAAGTAACGTGTTTTCTCGTCTTATGCACTTTAAAAAAGCTGGTGATATTGAGCAGGGGCATTTGCATACCTATGACCATGCAACATTGGTTAGCTCTGGTTCGGTAAAGGTAGACATACTTTCTAACTCTTTGACAACTGAAACTAGCCGTAAATTTGTTGCGCCAGCAATGGTATTTATAAGCAAAGATAAACTTCACCGATTGACAGCACTTGAGGACAATACTGTTTGCGCTTGTATTCATGCTTTGAGAACAATTGATGAAGAAATTGTAGAGCCTGAGTTTTTGATGGAAGAACTTGCTGGTGGAAACAATATTGTTAAAAATCTTGTAGCTGAAAAATATGGTCAGCCAATGAAATCTTTTGTTTCGGGATAATCATGCAAGAAGAAGTCACCCATTCCCAAATCTACGAAAGACTGCTTGCAGTTGAGACTAAAGTAGATGACATAGATAAGAACACTAAAGACCTTGTAACTGCTATTGATGCTGCCAAGGGTGCTGTTAAGGTTCTTAACTGGATAGCTTCTATTGCTCAACCAGTATTGTGGATTGGTGGGTTAGTCATTGCTGCTGGTGCTGTTTGGCAGACTTGGATTAAAAAATGAAAGATTGGGCTTTAGCTTTTACTAGCGCAGCCCTTTTTTGCATTACTATCATTTGGTGTGTCTACATTATTGTGTGGGCATGGTATTAGCGTTTTTGTTGGCTGTAACTATTGAGTACAGGTGTGTCAAGTGGGTTTGGGTTGGCGATGTGTACAACCGAAAAGTCTACTGTATTGAATGGAAAAAGGTAGATAGAAAATGATAGACCCCATTACAGCACTAGCTGGCATACAGTCAGCAATCAGCATGGTCAAGAAGGCAGCTAATGTTGCCAATGACTTAGGCTCACTTGCGCCCATGATTGGTAAGCTATTTGACGCAAAGTCTGTAGCTACCAAAGCAATGCTTCAAGCCAAGCAGTCTGGCAAAGGCTCAAACATGGGGACTGCCCTCCAGATTGAGATGGCTCTGGAACAGGCTAGAGCGTTTGAAGAAGAACTCAAGATGCTGTTTATGCAGACAGGCAAGATTGACGTATGGAACAAGATTAAGGCTCGTCAAGCAGAGATGGACTTGGCAGATGCCAAAGAGATAAGCGCATTAAAGAAGGCAGAGAAAGCAGCCAAAGAGAAAGAGCAAGAACAACTAGAGATTGGTTTGGCAATAGGTGGAATCTGTTTTGTTTTGTTTCTAGTCTTTGTGGGCGTGAATGAAATGATGGAATTCTGTGCAACTACTCGTAGATGTGGCAGATGAATGAGTACCAAAAGACCTTTGACCTATGCTTAAAAATATTTGTCTATGGACTTGTGGCTTTGTATTTTTTAGGCTTTTTAAAGTTTCTTCCTGACGATTTGTCGGACAAAATTGTTAATCTCCTACTTAATCGTATTGGACTTGGTAAATGAGATATTTATTGTTTCTGTTACTTCTAACTGGTTGCGATGAGAAATATCGGTATTTCTGCCAAAACCCAGACAACTTCCATGCTGAAACTTGTCAAAAACCTAGATGCCAATTCACTCAGACTTGCCCTGAGTATTTGGTTGCCCCAATCTTGGAGAAAAAAATCAATGACGTACAACCAGAAACAAAAGCTAACAACTGAAGAAATTGAGGTTAGGGTCTGGAGTATTGTGGTGCTTGCTGTCACCCTGATTCTTTTCTTTATCGTAATTTCCTTGCTCTATTCTGTCACGTTTGTGACTCAGCCAATCAAGAGCATGGCCCCGATTGACCAAGCCTATACCAAGATGCTGAACGACATTGTTCTGCTTATCGTAGGCGGTATCGGTGGTGTTATTGGTAAACGAGCAATGACTTCTAGGCAGCAGCCTCCACAACAGCCAATGTGTCAACCAATGGGCTATGGTCAACAATATGGCTCATCCTATGCGCCTCCGCAATCTGCGTATGGTTTGCCTAGTCAACCATTCGGTGCTATGC